GGTTTGCCGGGGGCCAACTTCTTTGAAAGGATTCTACAATGTCTCTCCCCAATGGCGGCGGTGGTTATCAGGTCGGCGACGGCAACCTGGACGAACCGCTTATCGACGCAATCCCGCTTCCGCTCTCGGTTGCTTCGACCGCAACTCTGACTGCGGCCCAAGTGCTGAACGGCATCCTGCTGGTTGGCAGCGGTGCCACCACGGCGCAGACCTACACGCTGCCGACCGTGGCGCTGCTGGAAGCTACCCTGTCCAACTCGGATAAGGTTGGCACGTCGTTCGTGTTCCGTGTGGTCAACCTCGGCACGTCGTCCGGCACCGCGATTATCGCTGCTGGCACCGGCTGGACGGTGACGGGTTCGCTGACCATGACCGTTCCGGTCACGACCGGTGCGACCATGATCGCCCGCAAGTCTGACGTTGGCGCTTGGACGCTGTACCGCGTCAATTAATGGGTTAGCCCCGGCCTTCGGGTCGGGGCTACCTTTTCAGGAGACAGACAATGCCGAATACCAAATCTATCGGTGTTGCTTATGAGGATCAATACCTCGACGGCGCCACCATCGCTAATCCGGTCTACACGGCCAAGGGCGCGGCTCTTACCGCGCAGCTTACCACAGTCACGGCGTCGGCGCCCGGCACCGCGGACTTTGCTGTCCAAGACCTTGTTAACCCCGGTTTTGGGTTTGTAAACTCCAACGAAGCGCAGACGGTTTTGTCGGTTATTATCAACCTTCAGACCCGCGTTGCTCAGTTGGAAAGCCGCCTTCAGGCGCTTGCCCTGATCGCGTAACAGTGGGCGGCCTTCGGGCCGTCCATTTTACGGAGTTTCTATGACCGTCATTTATATGGTTCACCCGGCGCACGGCGCCAAGGTTGCGATCTCCAACGAAGAAGCGATTTTGGATGCATTTGATGGCTGGGAACGCTATGATGTGGTCACGTCATCTGTGGTGACGGACGATGACGAGGATGAGATCGTCAACGAGATGGCGGCACCAAAGCGGCGCGGACGCCCCCGCGCAAAGCAGGAAGACTGACCAATGACGAGCGCCGGCGACATCATCAACGGGTCACTGCGGCTTTTGGGTGTCCTGGCCGAAGGCGAAACGCCGTCAGCCGAAACGTCGCAAGACGCGCTGGCCGCCATGAACCAGATGATTGATAGCTGGAACACAGAACGGCTGTCAGTCTTTGCCACGCAGGATCAGGTGTTCACATGGCCCGCGGGCCTGTTGTCGCGCACGCTGGGGCCGACCGGCGACTTTGTCGGCAACCGCCCGGTGTTGCTGGACGACAGCACCTACTTCCTCGACGCCAGCACCGGCATCAGCTACGGCATCAAATTTATCAACCAGCAGCAGTACAACGGGATTGCGGTCAAGACCGTGACCTCGACGTTCCCGCAAGTGATCTTCGTCAACAACACGTTCCCCGACGTTGAGATGTACATCTACCCGCGCCCAACGCGCGCGCTGGAATGGCACTTTATCTCTGTCGAAGAACTGACCAAGCCCGCGCTGTTGGCAACCGAACTGACGTTTCCGCCAGGCTATCTGCGGGCGTTCCGCTACAATCTGGCCTGCGAGATGGCGCCAGAGTTCGGCGTCGAACCGTCGCCCCAAGTGCAGCGGATCGCCATGACCAGCAAGCGCAACCTGAAGCGCATCAACAACCCTGACGACATCATGTCCATGCCGTACAGCATCGTGGCGACCCGTCAGCGGTTCAACATTTTCGCAGGGAACTACTGACGATGGCTAACGTCAAAATCTCTCAACTGCCGTTGGCAACCTCGCCGCTGGACAGCACTGTCGAGATGCCTGTCGTGCAGGGCGGCGTCACCAAGCGCGCCGGTATGACCACCATCGGCTTCTTGCAGTCTGGCACTAGCGCCGTTCTCCGCACGGCGCAGGCCAAGATGCAAGACGTTGTCAGCGTCAAAGATTTTGGCGCTGTTGGCGACGGTACTACCGACGACACGGCGGCTTTTCAAGCGGCGGCCAACGCCTCAAATCGGGTGGTCGCGCCCCCAACAACTACATCCTACAGGCTGAACGGCAGCGTTATCGCAACAGACGTGACGTTTGATATTCAAGGCACGTTGTCGGGCGCTGGTGGTTTGCCAGGGGGCAACCCCATTGCCTATAAATCGCGTTCGCAGCTTATAAATAGCTTTGCAACGCCATCGGGTATTCAGGCGCTTAGTCGCTATGTAATTGAAGGTAAAGGCGACAATACGACCTTTAAGGGTGTTACCGGCGGCTATTATGAGGCGCGTGACCGGACGGATGTGACTGCGGGTAACAAGGGCGTTCTTTATGCGCTGTCTCTGTCTGTGGTGCCATCGGTAGCGCGCAACAACGTCCCGTTTGATGATGTGGTCGGCCTTACAGTCAGCAACACAACCGGAACCGTTGGCGCAAAAGCTACGGATGGCATTTACCTATCAGCCAACAGCACGGCTTTTGGCGACCGCCTGACCGGAACCAGTGAATGGTATTCGATTTTTACCGCTGATTGCAACGCCGATGTTGGCATGGTGTTTGGCGGCAAGATTGCTACATTTGCTATTGATCTTGGCGGCGCCAACCTTGTCAGCGGATCAGCAGTGCGCTTCCCCAACAACGGGTATCTGGTTGCGCGCAACGCCGCCGATTCCGCCAATCTAAACTTGATCGGGCTTGACGCAAACAACACTGTCAGGCTCGGCGGCAGCAATACGCAGGGCGTGCAAGTCACTAGCGCGTGGTTTGGTGCGACGACGCCCGTTGTGGTGGCGACAGGCACTTACACCGTGTTGGCGACGGACAACGATATAATTTTTAACGCCGCTTGCACGGTAACCCTACCGGCTGCTGGGTCATTTCCCGGTCGATGGCTTAACGTCAAAACTACCGGAAACACTGTTACTTCGGCATCTTCTAACGTGGTGCCATTGGCCGGCGGCGCGGCAGGCACCGCAATCTTGGCCTCTGTCGCCGGGCGGTGGGCGCGGCTAGTGTCGGACGGCGCTAACTGGCAAACAATGTCGAGCAACGCATGAGCCAGTATGACGTCCTTTTCGCTTGCTATCAGAGCGGCCAGATGACCGAACGTCAGTTGCAGGCGCACATGCGTGACGACCCTGCGTTCGCTGACTACGTGCGTGAAAAGGTACGATAACAATGGCTAATGACAAAATCTCTCAACTTCCGCTGGCAACCTCGCCGCTGGACAGCGCGGTCGAGATGCCGGTCGTGCAGGGCGGCGTCACCAAGCGCGCCGGGATGACCACCATCGGCTTCTTGCAGTCTGGTACGGGTGCCACCCTCCGAACCGCGCAAAACAAAATGCGTGACACGGTAAGCGTCAAAGACTTCGGCGCTGTCGGCGACGGCACGACCAACGACAGGGCGGCAATTCAAGCTGCCATTGACGCAGTCGGCGCTGCGGGTGGCGGCCAAGTCTATATTCCCGCTGGCCAGTATCGCCTTGTTGGCGCGCTCAATGTCCCGTGGGAAGGCGTGCAAATTGTGGGGGCGGCCCGTCGCGGGACAATGCTGTTGCAGGCAACGGCGTCATCCGCCACTTTTAACATTACCGGCAGCAGTACGACGGTGCAAGCACTGGGCATCCGTTACGTCACGCAAGGCACGTCTGGCGGCAACGCCATCCGCGTCGGCGTGGGCTTCTACAACTATTTCAGCGACCTATATGTTGATCAGGCTGACATTGCGCTGCTTATGGACAGTGGAGCCAACGGCGTAATACTAGAACAGTTCTTTTTTGAAGACAGCACGACAAGCGGCATCCGAGTGTTTAATGCTGCCAATATGCTTGTTACAGATGGTAGTATCCTTAACGGCAACACCACGACATTTTGCACAGCGGGCGCAATCTCGCTGCTGGATTTTGTCGAAGGCTGCAACTTCGTTAGCGTAAGTATTTACCAAGGTGTCCGCCCGCTTTTTACTTTTGCCAGCGTTTACGCGCAAGGCAGCCGCCCGGCGTACAATAAGTTTCACGGCTGTTACTTTGACGCGGGAGCAGGGCCGGCTATCGTGGCCGATTGCGTTGAAATCGACTTTACGGACTGCTGGTTTAGTAATGGTCGTGGGGCGGCGGGCGCGGGTGTTGAATTAGGCTTGTGCGATGGTATTCGGTTTACGGGTGGACAGGCCATTAATTGCGGCGGCCACGGTGCCGTTATTGGCGCATCGGCCAAGCGGGTGGTGTTTAACGGCTTTGCGGCGCGCGGCAACAGTGTTGACGCGGCTAACACGTATGACGGGATAACCGTCGCGGCTAACGCTACTGATTTTGTGATTGAGGGATGCACTGCGACAAATGATGTGGTGGTGTGGGGTACGCAGCGGTACGGCGTTAATGTCGCTGCTGGCACTAGTGACCGCTATATCATTACCGGCAATCTGTTGACCGGCAACGGAACTGGCGGCGTTAACGACGGCGGCAGCGGCACAACCAAATACATCTCTTACAACACTGGCTACCGCACCAGCAACAGCGGCGCGGCGCAAATTGCCATCGGTGCAAGCAACGTGACAATCAACCACGGCTTGGCCGCAACGCCTGCCCAGACGGACATTCAAACTGTGCCGACTGTGGATATCAACGCTGGCGGCGTTGCCCGCTGGTGGGTTGACAACGTTGGGTCAACCACGTTCCGCATTAATGTGAACACGGCGGTTGTTGGCGCTGATTTGTTTTTCGCATGGTCTGCAAGGACAAAGGGCGCATGATGTGGACGCACTACTGTAAGCCTGACAAGGCATGGTTAAACGTGGAGCGCGGCGAACCTTGCAACTGGTGCGACGCACCAGAAACGCCGGAAGAACCAGACGACGCTGACGACGAACTGGAATAACGCATGAAGTCACCCATCCTCGGTTCAAGCTATGTGGCCCGCAGCATCAACGCTGCGGATGCCCGCATGGTGAACCTCTTTCCAGAGGTTGTGCCAGAGGGTGGGCAGATGCCTGCGTTCCTTAACCGTGCGCCTGGGCTGAAGCTACAGCAGGCCGTTGGTACGGGGCCGATCCGGGGTTTGTGGGCGCACCAGACGCAGGGCTCTGACTTCTTCGTCGTGTCGGGCAACGAGGTCTACAAACTGTCCTCGCTGACCGGCACGCCGGTGCTGCTGGGAACCGTCACTGGCAGCGGGCCGGTGTCCATCGCCGACAACGGCGACCAGATCATCTTCGCGTGCAACCCGGACGCCTTCGTCTACACTGAATCCACCAACACGTTTGTGCAAGTCACCGATCCTGACTTCCCAGGCGCGGTGACGGTCGGGTATCTCGACGGCTACTTCGTGTTCAACCCGCCCAACAGCCAACGGCTGTATGTCACCAGCCTGCTGGACGGCACGCAGATCGACCCGCTGGATTTTGTCAGCGCCGAAGGATCGCCTGACGGCATTGTCGGCCTGATCGTCGATCACCGCGAAGTGTGGGTGTTCGGCACCGACAGCACCGAAGTCTGGTACAACGCCGGCACGGCGGACTTTCCGCTGGCACGCATTCAAGGCGCGTTCAACGAGATCGGCTGCGTCGCGCCTTATTCCATCGCCAAGCTGGACAACGGTGTGTTCTGGTTGGGAACCGACGCCCGCGGCCAAGGCATCGTCTACCGGGCGACTGGCTACGTTGGCCAGCGCGTGTCCACGCACGCGGTCGAGTGGCAAATCCAGCAATATCTCAACATGTCCGACGCAGTAGCATACACCTACCAGCAGGACGGCCACGCCTTCTACGTCCTGAACTTCCCCTCTGCCAACACGACGTGGGTACTGGATGTCGCCACCGGGGCTTGGCATGAGCGGGCTTATTTCAGCGAAGGCGTGTTCTCGCGTCACCGCGGCAACAGCCAGTGCAACTTCCTTGGTAACATCGTCATCGGCGATCATCTGAACGGCAACATCTACACCTTTGACCTGACGACCTACGCTGACAACGGCACGCCGCAGAAGTGGCTGCGGTCGTGGCGGGCGTTGCCGACCGGCCAAAACAACCTGAAGCGCACGGCGCAGCACAACCTTCAGATCGTGTTTGAGTCTGGCGTGGGCTTGTCAGGAACCGCCTCGCCTGATGTTTTTGGTTTGCTGCTGACCGAAAATGGCAACTTCCTTATTACCGAATCCGGCAACTATATTGAAATTTCCGTGGTCACCCCGCAAGACATCAACTCGCAAGTCTTGCTGCTTGAGGATGGCGACTTTCTCATTACCGAATCCGATGAATACATTGAAGTTTTAGCTGGAACTACGCAGGGTGCAGACCCGCAAGTTATGCTGCGCTGGTCGGACGACGGCGGCCACACTTGGTCGAACGAGCATTGGGTGTCTATCGGCAGGATCGGCGGCTACGGCCAGCGCGCCATCTGGCGCCGCTTGGGCATGACGATGAAACTTCGCGACCGCGTGTACGAGGTGTCTGGCACTGACCCGGTCAAGCTGGTTATCATTGACGCCGAACTGATGTTGAGCGGCACCAATGCCTAACGCCGTCAACATCACCAACATCACGCCGCCGCGTGTGCAGTTGGTTGACCCGAACACAGGGTTGGTCAGCCGTGAGTGGTTCAGGTTTTTCCAAAGCCTGTTTCAGTTGACCGGCAACGGCCAGAACGACTTCACGCTGCAAGACTTGCAGATCGGCCCTGACAGCGACGCTGCGTCGCTGGCGGCTGTGTTGCAGACCGAAATCCAGAACCTGTCCGTGTCGCCGCCGTACACGCCGCAGTTGGTTCGCCATCGCTACGGTTCGTTCTACGACACCACCACGCAGACCGCAGCGGCTATTAACACCGCCTACGCCATGACATTCAACACGGTTGATTTGTCGGTTGGTGTCACCCGCGGCACACCTACGTCGCGTATCTACGTTGATACGCTGAACGTATATAACGTGCAATTTTCCGCGCAAGTTGATAAAAC